TCACGTATCACTTGTCTGACTGCTGCGCTTGCATCCCCGCAACCCAGCTTTATCCGCGTTGCACATATCGACTCGCCCACGTTCATTCACAATGCCCTTTGCCAAATCCGCTACTGTATTGCCGGGCGGACGCGGGGCATGCTGCGTATCCTGCATGAGGGCCGCAGGCGGTGTTTTCGCCTGGACCTCTACAACGGGCGGGGGCCTAAACGAGGCACACGCGGATAGGCTCGCGGCCATACTCATCGCAACTACGAATCTATTTAGCCTCATTAGCATCTCCATAAATTGCGGTCCAGATTCCTTCCGGCACGACTTCCGACGCAGCGGGATAGGCCCCGACTGCTGAGGCGAGGCGGGCGGTGGTGGCCGCATGATCCTGCTTGGCTGCTGCCTGGGCGCTGGCCTGCAATCCGAATGCGGCGCGGGTTGCTGCTGCATCTGATGCCGCCGCCGCTGCGTTGGCCTGGGCCTGCTTGGTTGCCAGAGTGAGAGCGGTAAGCTGTGCATCCTGTACCTTGCTGTGCTCGTAGGCGGCATACACTCCGATGCCCGCGCCAATTGCCATAGACAGAGCGAGCATGCCCGCGAGTAGTTTGCTCATCAGGGACACTGTTATTCCTCCATGGGTGGGTTAGGCTGGTCGCCGAGCTTTTGCCAAAGTGACCAGTCTTTACGGAACACGCCGCGATAGAGTGCGACGGCAGTACGGAATACGCGGGGCAGCGCACCCCAGATATAGAACAGAGTGAGCACAAGCGTACAGGCCGATACGATGGTACTCAGCGGGAAAGGCGACATCCCGTAAGCGGTTCCGGCGAGAACGGTGGCGACTTGCGTACCACTGGCTGGTTCTGCGGCGGCGATTTGGGTGAGTAAGCCCATGGAACTCCTTTGGTTATGCCGCTGTGCTAGGTGTGGCGGCGGGCGGGTCTGCGGGCTGCAACTGAGCGCCTGCAAACACGTACCGGTTCGGGAATGCGGGCTGTGCCGCCGGATCGGTAGCATGCTGGGCGACAAGCTGCGCCTCTGCGAACGTGAACGCGTTTTGCCCGTCCGGCGGCAACCCTGCGATAACAATCTGCTGCGTATACATTGGGAACTTGCCCGCCGTCTTATCGTCTTTACTGAAATACGATGCGACTGTGGCCGAGGTTTGCGCGCCTACTGCGTCAAGGGTGACTTGCTGGACGACATGGTAATTCGCATGTGCGCCCGTGCTGGGCGTCTTGTAGTCAAAGGTAAATGGCATGAATTCCTATATGCAGCTTACGTCTATGATGAGTGCGGACCAACTTAGGACCGAGCCGAATCCAACGAAATTATTGGGCGGGTACTGTTCGCCCGCATTCACGTTGATAAAGTCCATGATTGCGGTCCCGCCTGAATGCTGCCAAGCGGAGAGTGCGTAATATTGGGTGCGGTAGGCTATGCCCGCGTTGAGGATCGCCGCAGAGGCAACTTTGCTAACCGGGTAGCTGAATGATTGCGAGGTGTTTCCGGGCCAGCCGTTGCTACCGCCATACCAGCCCGCTGGGTCTGCGCCGATGATATTTCCGGCTTGGAATCCGAGCACGCTGACAGGGGGCTGGCGGGCGTCGTAGATCAGTCCGCAACCGCCCGCCGGGGTGAATACTTGCAGACCGTAGCCCGGTCCTGCTGGCGCGGAGACGGCCGGTACTTGGTCGAACACGTAGAAATCCAATGACGCGGGACTTGATGACCAAATTAGTGCAGACCACTGGCCCGGCCCGGTGTTCGTCGTCGAAACGATGGTGGCGGGGCAGCCCGGGCTATAGACGGCGCATAACGGGGTGGATGCTGAGAAATTGACGGTCGCGACCGGCGCTAATGGTCCGGCATCGCCGTTATAGGTCCAGCAGATTAGTAGGGTTCCCGGTGCGGTAGTGACGCCAATTTTCTGGCGCAGGGTCATATTGGGTGTCAGCCCGTCAATCTGCAAGAGCCCAGAATCCGTAAATGCTTGAAAGCCTGCGGTCACTCAATACACTCCATAAAATAGAATACCGACCGCGTATTCATCGTCTGCGAGCCGCTTGCCTGGATAGGTCCAGATAAGTGAATTACCTGAGACGGTGATGACGGGCGGAATCATGTAGCCGAGCGTCCCATGTGGATTATTGCCACCTGATAGCTTGAAAGTCTGTGACCGCTGGAATGCGTACCACGCCGTGCCTGGAGATATCGACGGGTCGGATACTGACCCCGTGCCGCCGGACAGATTGGCCGCCCCGATGTAACGCAGTATCCGGCGTGTCCCGTCGAGTATTAGACGGCTGCTTGCGTCAAACACTTGCAAGCCCGCTATCACGACCAAAGCCCCAAACGCACGCGTAAGGTTCCCGCGCCGTCATACACGCACAGCGCGGCATCGTTCAATGTCATATATCCGGCTCCTGAGTTAGTGCCATTAAGCGTTAGCGTCCCGTTCTTATCGAATCTCCAGCGGGGTTGTCCATTCGCGCCGACGGTGTTTGATTGAATGACATCCCCAATCATCGCGTTTTGAATCCAGCCGGTGCCGATCAGCCCTTGACTGATCAACACCTGACCGCCCTGGATCGTGAAAGGCGAGGACACCGCGCCACCGTTAGGATCAAGGACCGAGAAGCGGCTAGCGGAAACGAGTACCTGCGACTCAACCATGCCGCTGCTGTTATCGACTCCGACACCAATCCCGGCCACATAGGTATGCCCGCTTGCGGTCACCTGAGTCTTGATGGTGTATGACGCAGCCACCCGGCCGTTTAAATTCGTGTACGCGTTGGCATTCGTTTGAACGGCGGCCGTCAGGCTGTTACCGACCGTCTGCAATTGTGCCGTGATGGTGTCGGTTTTCTGGGACAGTGCTAGGTCCGCTTCGGCACGTGCGGACATCTCGGACCAGACTCCCGCGTAAGTTGTGACTGACCCCGCGAAACTGGTGGGGTCACCTGCCATCGGCGGGGAGCCGTACTGTGCCGCCACTCGGTCGATACGTGTGGCTAGTGCCGCGTCGGCGGTGATTCGGGATTGCGTCTCTTGGGTAACGGCTGCGCTGGTGTCTTTGATCTGCTGCGCGAGGCCCGGTATTGCCTGTATTGGCGCGAGTACATCCTTACCGAGCTGGGTCTGTGTGATTTGCCCCGTCAGGTACGTTAGGATTGCCGTTGCATCTGCGCTACTCATACCTTGCACACCGGCTACAGTGCTAGCCGGAAACCACGGCCCGATGTTGCCTGTGGTGTCCACCAACCGCGCCCAAAAATACAGCCCTACGCCCGCCGCCAATCCTAGCAGTTGCGCTGTATTGGTCGGATAACTGTAGGTCGACAACTGTGTTGCGGTCGATAGGTTATTGACGCGGCTATAAAAGACCTCCGTGTACGCGGTATCGCCCGAGTTTGGCGGGAAACTCCAGCCTAGATTGATAGCAAACACTTGATCTGTGCTGGCCGTCAATGTCACAACGGAAGGAGGCGTCCCGGTCTTTCCTGCCAAGACAGTAGCCGGTGAATACGCGTAGGGCGAATTTATATCCATCGCATTCACCGCCTTTACGCGGACAACATACGAGCCTGCATAAATGCCAGCTACATCGATCGACAAGCCGCCGGTACTGCCCGCCGTAATCCACTCCCCACTGTCTTTACGCCACTGCACCATGTACGAGGTTGCGTTAGGCGCAGCAGACCATGAAAGTGTCATGTGGGTACGAGCGATACCTTGATCTATGACGACGAATTGCGAGGCGGCGACGTTGGTCGGTGGCTGCTGCGTTGTTAGCTGCATGCCACTGATTGGGCGCAAGTCGATAGCCGCGCCGCTGTCGATGGCAGCGTACTTGCTGGGTTCATGCTGCGTTGCGGTTATCTCAAACTGTATGCCGCCCTTGTCATCGACTTTAGCCACGCGGAACAACTGGGCTTTGAGATTTGCCGCCTCCCTCATCCATACCGCTTGTGGTGTTGGGACTGCCGAATACCCTGGTGATACCGTGATGATTGGGCCACTGACGAGGCTAACGGTGCGTGCCTCGGTTTTGCCGGTTGGCGTGATAACCGTGAGCGTGTCGCCCGCCGTGATGCCCGGTGGCGGACTATCTAGCGTTAGCGTCGTGGTGCTGCTGGCTGACCGAACGCGACCGCCTAATCGAATCCCTGCGCGGGCCGGGTCCGCGATGGCGATAATTTGTCCGGGCTGGGCAAGTGTGCCATCTAGTCCAACGCTGAAAGTTACGGTATTGGTTTCAGCACGTGAGGTTATAAGTGTCCAGTGTCCGACCCGCTGCGCCTGTCCCCGACTCGTGCAAGCGAAGGCAGCAACCTGGGCCTTGTTGATTCCGTAACGCGCCACGCCGTCCGCGTCTTCAACATATTCGATTGCCTGCTTATAAGCATTTTCCGGATCATTCCACGTGACTAGCGCGACCGTGTACCTCGTCTTGAGCGAGCTACCTACATACTTAAACGCACCAATGACGTTTGCTGGCGTGTAAATGTAGGCGGGGTCCAGCGGCATATCCGCAGTAACGGCGGCACTTCCCGCAGCCCAGTACGCCATCCCGCGAAACACGCTAGCGAGGTCTTGTAGAACCTTGAATGCGCCCGCCCGATCCTGAATATAACAATTGCAAGTAAAGCGAGGTTCTTGTCCGCCTTTCCCGTCCGACACCATCACGTCGCAATACTGCGCAATGGTGTACAGGGCATAGCGATCAATCGCCATTGCGTCTATCCACTTACCGGCCCCGTATCGGTTTGTTAGCGCAAGATCGTAGAACACCCATGCGGGGTTATCTGTCCAGCCGGTAACAAACGTGCCGTCCCAAGTGCCTGAGTATGTGCGCGTATTGGGGTTGTAATTCGAGGGGTATTTGACCAGCAGGCCTTTCAAGTCGTATGACCGAGTAGGTTCGCTGGAGAACTGCGACGCATCCAAGGCAATGCCACAAACGGCACTGAATGGGTATCGTAATTTTGCGTCTATGAGTTCGCTATAGCCGACGACATTTGTCGTATCTTGGATATAGCTGCTGGTGTTGTCCGGCGTGATGCGGATTACGCGGAGGGTGTACTGTGACTTCGCGCCAGCTAGCTCGACGCGATGCGAGCGGGTGTAGACCGATGATGCCTTACCGCTAAACGCGGTATCGATTACGGTGGAGTACGAGCCGCCATCGACGGATAACTGCACCTGATACGCGACCCGGTAGCCGGTTACATCCCCGTTGGCGGTCGATGTTTGCGAGAGCGAGTTTAAACTGAGTGTGATGCGTACCGCATTAAGATCCAAATTCGTAATGGTATGGACCCACGGCGCAGCATTCTTAAGTTGAACACCGATAGGGACGTCGTTCGACGTGGTGTCGAAGCCATTAATATAGGTTTGGTCTAATGCGCCGAGCCGTAAATCTAACTGGCTGACATTAAAGTTATACGTACCGTCGGCGTTCTGTACAACGGTGTCATTGAAGTAGACGGAGCGGGCGGGGGAAACAGAATCGACGGGGCCGTAAATTGGGCCTTCCGATATAAGATCGAGGATCTGCGCATACGCGGTACTGCTTAGGGTATCGTTCGCTTGCGTGGGTGTGCTGCTGGCCCCGCCTTTACTGCCTGATACAACCAGTGTCATATTACTTATCCATTGCTAATATTCCTGAGCTGATAACGGTACTGCCCACACGCATCCGCCCATACAGCAGCGGGACGGGGCCACCTTGTGACGTTGTGTTTTGTGCGCCGTTGAAGTTGTACGAAGATTTCGTACTCACGGATGCGGGCGCATGTGCAGAGATCATTTGAGAAATGCCGCCGAACGCCATTGCCGCGCCCATGAACATCATCTGTCCGGCGTAAGGGTTGCCGAAGTACATAGACACGGCCCCGACTACCATCAAAGCCGCTCCCGCGATGGTTTGGAATAGCCCGTTGGCTTTCGCACCACTTATCACGGGAGCGATGCGTATGTCATCGTTGCCGCTGGGGTATTCGAGTTCTTTTTCTGCGAGGTTACGGGAGCCTGCAAATACCGCATATCGGATGCCCCGGTCTTTGCTTGTCATGAGTTCACGCTCGAAACCGGGAACCATTGCGATGAGTGCTCGGAGGGCATCGCGGGGCGATGAGACAACGAAACGGTGCAGCCGTCCGAAGCGAGCGCCTAATTTCCCGTAGAGCCGGATTGATCTAACTGTGTCCATGTTTTAGCGTCCTTGTGCCTGAGTACGTGCGTAACATAATCGCGGTAACGGGGCAGGGAGTCGCGGCGCGACAATGCGCCCCATAGGTGATGTAGGATGGTGTCGCCGCCGAGATAAACCGCTGCGTGGTTTGGCACGTTGTTTCGGCTGTGGATTTTCATCAGCAACACATCGCCGGGTTGTGGCTCAGTGGTGAGCGGTAGGGATTGGAAACCGGCGAGTACATACCCTTCGGTGTACAGGTCAGAATGCCCATCGTTCCACCATTCACCGCAACGCAAAAAATCGCGTAACACTACGCCATAGGTTGTGCGGAAATATCGACGGACAAGGCCGTAACAATCGTTCGTGCCGTGTGAGAACTCGCAGCCGATCAAAGGCGGTTCGTAGCCGGTCGGCTCAAAGTCGCACCAGTCGTCAATGGCTACTGTTCCGTCTGCCTGCGCACCGAGACTGACGATTACCCATTGCGGTACGCCCGACGCTTCGCAGGCGGTGAGGTCTGCGGTGCTGGGCTGCGCGCTAGCGCCGGGGTGGGAATGGACAATTGCGGTAATCGCCCCGCTGTCTTCGGCCTGTGCGTAATCCTCTGCTGCAATTGAGAACGAATCTTCGGGAGTGGGTGATACGTTACGGCAAGGTCGATACGCGTTATTAACGATTAGCCCACAGCATTCATTCGGGTAGGACTCTAAGGCATGGTTCGCGATGGAGTCTTTCAGCAGTGAGCTTATCAAATCGAGGTCGATCTACCGGCAGACGGGAAGCCGCCATAGGGCAGGGGTGCGTTCGCTCCAAAGCGGCATTTACAACTAGATAGCCTGCGTCCACACTGATCTAATGCGGGGTCTGTGACAGGGACGTTGTTCTTGTCGAAGAACGTGACTCCTGTCCACCCGCAGATTGGCCCTCGGTATTCCCATTGTTCCGGGCATAGCGTAGCGATAACCTGTCTAGAGGGAAGCTGACGACCGGATAAGTCTAGTGCTGACGCAAGCGTAAACTCGACCTGTACGTTGTCCTCGCCCGTTTTCTGCTCAATTTCCCAAAGCTCTACAGTCATTTCCGCAGTAGGATCCGCGCTGGGTTGGCCGTCGAGATACTGTACAAGCGTCCGGTATCGTTTGACCTTAGCGCCGACTAAATCCCCGTATGCTAGACACAGTGCGGCTATTGACCCGTCCACGTTGGCTACCGTGATTGTCGGTGTAGGTTGCGAGGCATCCCCGGTTTTGCCGAAACCCGCAGCCGTAATCGGCCAGGGGCTATAGATATTTCCCTGCCAAGTAATGGCCCCACTTTGCAAATGTGCGTGGAATCTCAGGAAGTCGCCGCCGAGCGGGGTAACGTCAACCTCAAATAATTCGACAAGTGCGCCGGGCTCCAGTTGCTGGATATCTAGCGATATAGTCATGCCGTCGTCACATACCAACCGGCCATAACGAGCTGCGCGCCGTTACCGGAAACGGGGGATAGGTTGTTATAAGCCCAAACCGGCATAAGGTTACCTTCCGTAATTCCCTCGATAGCTGCGCCGGTAACGGCATTTTCTCGCCCGGTGATGATAGACGCGGAGCCCGAAGGGAGCGGTAGTGACACTTGCGGACTTCCGACACCTGACCCCACGTCTACGATACTGGCCGTGAGGGTGATATACACCATGCGGCCCATCTTTACGTAAATGCCATCTGTCACAACTTTGTTGTACGTTCCTGATGCCGCCGTTACGGCGGGAACCCATGAGACAACTGCGGGCATGGCTAAACTTCCCAACTGTGCATAGATGTCGACAAAGTTCGCGTTTGCCTTTGTGAACCCTGTACGTGTAGAGTCGCCCTGGCTCCCATCGGAAGCGGCACCGAAATTCACGGCTTGAAATGTCAAGGGTTGAATACCTCATTGAATGTAGCGGTGAGCGTGGATATCCCATTACCCTCTGGGTGTTCGGAGTAACCAGCGCATCGAAATAGGCCCTGCGGACGTAGCGGAGGCGTCCAATAGAAGCTACGGAAACCCTGCAAGCTGTCTATGAACGCTTTTATCGCAATGATCTTGGTGTCGTCACCAACGAACGTAAGCGGCCACGTGTCGGCCTTGTTGTTGATTCCGTCCGCGACGACTTGCGAGTAGCCATCCCCATACTGCGCAGTTCGGGTCAGGAATTTGGTTGAGCCAGTCACGCCTAAGGAGGGTTGCCAACTAAATACTTGAGTCATGCCGGACCTCCTAGATTAAAGTCGGCCCTGTTTGATGAGGTCTGCGTAGCCGCCCTGGCCGTTCATCTTCTGCGCCATTCGCTTATCGATCAGCATTTGAAACATGGGGAGGAGAGCAGCGACATCGGATTCGTTCAGCCCGCCGCCGCCCTGTAGGTGCATATGCAAATTGGTTTGGTTGGATGAGCCTGTAGCGGACCCGCTGGACGTCACCGCCCCCACGGCACCGCCCGATACGAAATGCGCCATATGTCCGCCGTTGATTGACTCAAGGAGGCTGCGGTATTTCTTGGTTGATGCCGCATTAATCACGAACTCACCGTTCGATAGCATCGCGGGGATACTGTCGCTTGTGCCTGTGCCCGCGCCTGAGATAGCGCCACCATCAGCGAAGTGGCCGACAGGTCCGCCGGTACTAAACATTGCCGACGACGCGACTGATTGAAATATCCGCATCTCTGCCGCGTGTAGAGCGATCTTTGCCATGTCGGCCATGACACTCGCGGCGAATGAACTAAAGCTGAATTTTCCCGTGGTAACGAACTTGTCTAGTGCGGATTCCATGTCACCGAATGCCGTCTTGAAACCAGTAGCCATTACCTGCGCGTTGGTAAACGAGTCGCCGCCCATATCGACAAGTGCTTTATGCATCTGGTCCATGTAGCTTTCGCGGGTGGCTTGCTCAAGTTGTAGCTGAGCCTCTAACTTGTTTTGTCGCTCATGATGGTATTCGTCGAGTCGGGTTAGTTTGTCGGCGTAGACCGCTTTGTCAGCTTCCGGCCCTTCGTATTGCCCTTTGAGTGCCGTAAGTTGCTGCTGATACGATTCCTCCAAGGCCAGCCGTGCATCGTCGGCCGTTTTCTCGGTTGCCTCCATGTACTGCTGGCGATTTTGCTTGATGTACCCATCTGCTTGGTGGCGCGAAATTTGTGCTTCTTGTCCCGTATATTTGGCAAGCACGGCAACGCGATCCGCAGAAAGCTTTTCCAGGGACGTATTCAGGTTTGCGTCAACCTGTACCCGCTCCTCTTGCAATTTTTTCACGTCCGCAAGGGCAGTTTGATACGCGGATTGTTCTTTCTTTCCCTGTGCCACATCGGCGCGTTGCTGAGCGTTGGCGATCTGTTGATCCAATGCCTTCGCCTGGATATCATGCAAATCTTGGAAGTACGTCGAAACGTCGGTCAGTCCAGCGTCCCGCAATCCCTTCAAAGCTGCTTCCGAGTTCTTTTCTGCCTGGGCAATTAGCGCGTTGTCGCCCGTGATCCGCGCTAATTCCGCCTGAATTGCGCCATCGTTGCTCGGCGCTCTGGTCTTCTTGGCGTACTGCGTATTGATCTGCTGGACGTTATCGTAATGCCGCTTAAGCGCTGCCTGATAATCATCAGAATTCTGCGCGAGGTCTTTCGTCGCTTTGGAAAACGACTCATTCTCAGCCGTTAATTCCAATGTGTGCTGCTGGCCCGGCGTGGCGTACTTTGAGGAGTTCAGGTAAGAATCGACGGCCAGTTTGGCATCGCCCGATTTCCCTGCATTCTCGCGACTCCGGGTTCGCTTAAACTCAACCGCCTGCTGGTCACGAAGCACGTTCAGTTTCTTCGTCTCGATGTCCAACTGCTGCTGCGCGCCGTAAGTGCTGCCGTGCCCGCCTGCGGCTTTCTGTTTGGCTAAGGTGCGCTCAGCCGCCTCAACAACCGCCAATTGTTCCGCAACCCGCTGCGTAATGCCCGTGCCCACACCGAGACTCATAACAGCGTCTTTGTAGTAGTTGGCCCCGAATTTCAGGGCATCCCACAATTTAGCGACAGCACCCATGTTGTCCTGAGCGGATGCGGCTACTTCGTCTTGTGCTTTAACGATATCCCGCATAGCCGCAGCGGTAGCGCCAACCGTATCGCCCAGCTTAACGAAGCTCGTAATTTCTTCGATCTGCGCGGCGTTAAACGTGTGATGCGCGGTCTGATATTCCGTCACCCATTTAATGACGTTTTCCTGAATCTTTGCTAAAGACTCTGCCGCCTTATCCGTGCTGATACCAATACCTTCGGACATCGCAAGGGCTGCTTGCGTAGCAAGCCCCAAGTTATCCGCAGTAAATGCGCCGGTAGCCGCAACCTGGGCCATCGCTTCGCGTACCGTGGTGAGCGATGCGGTACTACTCTGCAAGCCGTTGGACAGGGCAATCATTTGCTCGGCGGACATGCCGACGTAACCGCCCGTGCTATTTATGGCTTTGTTGAATGCCTCGACCTGCTTCGCGCCTTGTTCGATTTCGTACACGAAGGCCACAGCCGCCGCAGCCGCGACCAGCAACGTAGCGCCGGTCGCACTGAATAGCAGATTGATTACGCCAGTACGCTCGCCAAGCACGCCCAGCGAGCCCGCGAAGCGGGACCAGTTGCCGGTAGCGGCCTCGTGCGCGAGTACTGCAAGCTCCCGGCGTGCCGCGCCAGTGGCGAGACTGAAACCATGGGTTGATTCGGCGGCTTTCGCTACCGTTGAGATATAGCCCGATACCGAGTCCGAGATACCCATTTGTGCAGCTTTCATCGCCAATAATTCGGCGCGAGTCTTACCCGCCTGGTCGGCGGTGCGGGATAGCTGACTGACGAAGTTACTGATTGCCTTTGCGGAAGCCGTAGAGCCGGTTGTGGCGGCTTCGGTAATCGCCTGCTGCGCCACCTTGACACGCTGCGCGGCGGCGTCCTGGGTAGCCATAAACGCCTGTGCTGACTTCGCGGCCCGGTCTAGTTCTGCGGTATAGCCGGATGCATCGGCGGATACCTTGACGGTAGTTTCATTAGCCAAGCTTGACTGCCTCCTGTATTTTTTCTATGACGACAGCCGCCGCTTCTTGCTTCTTCGCCTCAAAGGCCGGGCGAATGAATGGCTCTGCTGCCATCTCGGAGGTGCCAACTTCCAACAGGCGGGCATACCAAGCGTCTTGATTGAATGTGACTAGATAGGTCGCAAGCATCCCAGTAACGCTTTCCTCGGGCGCATACGTAATCAATAGACTTTCTGCGAGTTTCCCCGTTCTGCGTGGGGCTCGTATCTGCATCTCGGCGAGGAACACCCGCGCACCTGCTACTGCGGCTTGTCGTAGCGTACTTTCTGAGGACGCGATAGATGCGCGGTTGAGCACATCCGTTAAGGCGTTAGGACTTTGAACGACGAATGACGATTTGTTTTGTGCCATTGGCTTTAAGCTCCGCTAGGTTGATGCCGAATACCGCAGCGGCGATAGCTTCCGGGGGCGGCGGGGCGGACTCTTGTTTCGGTCCTGCTGCCCACGGCACAAAATCCAGTGGTTTAAACGGTGGTGTATCTTTGCCGCGATTCGTGTTTGCGATGACGCTGGCAATGGTCCCCATGCGGATATCCGCCACCCGGTCGCCAAACGGTTCTAGGGCTTGGTAAGCGATCCACTCCCCAAACTCGGCACTGGATATCTCAAGCTGGCAACGGGCGACGGACATCCCTAATTCTTTAGCCAGCCGGAACCACATCAGGCGCTCCGGACTGGCACTTAGTTTTTTACTGCGGCTTCCTCTGCGACCACACCGATCTTGTTGACTTGAAGGGCGGCTGCTGCAATGGCAGATAGGGCCTCAGCGTCTTGGTCGCGCAACGTTTCGATTTCTTCCGGGGTAAACATCGGCTCGCCGGCCTCATCCACCACGGCAGCACCTACAATCAACGCTTCGAAATGACTCGCTGCTTTGTCGCCAGTAGCATAAGCGGCGTGGAACGCATCGCGAGCGCGGCCCGTAAGCGTTCTGAAACGCAGATACACGCCCGAGCCTAGCGCTTTGATTTCGATCTCTTTAATTTCCGAGCGAATGGCGGTTAGTAGTTGTTCTTTGTTCATTGCATATCCTTCTGTGCCGTGGCGGCTTGAGCCTCACGAATTAAGCGGTTGATGACGGGGACGGCATTGGTTTGGACTTCCTGAATTGCAGTCCTAACTATTTCGTCTATGTGATTAGCTGCTTGTGCCGGGTGTAACGGTGATATCACCGGTAATCTCCAGGTTGATAGAGCCGGTTACGATTTGATCCACCTTGGCGGCAATCGGGAAGTCTTTTACAAATGCGCTGAATGCAATGGTTGTGCCGTCCGATAGCGTCATTAAAAATGCCATTACGGAACCCGTCTTCTTTGCCGCGAGCAGTGCCGAGTGGGCGACTTGCTTTAAGTCGGTATGCAGCGAAAGAGAGAGCTGCCCCCAATCCTGTAAGCCGAGTTTCTTTTCTTTAGCCTTGCTATTGAGGTCGGTCGTATCGATGACGTTCGCGGCGCCATTGAAACCTGAAATTTCGCTGATGCCGGGAATCGGAGAAAATGCGGGCGTGGCGGCCGGGCCGGTGTTATAGGCAAGGGTTGTCCCTTGCGCGACGATTGCGGTCATTTAAGCCTTATAGTTGATTGAGAAGTCCAGCCGGGAGCCGTACAGCATCGTTGCGTCTTCGAAGACGCTATCCGGTGCGCCGATAGGGACGGCGAGGACACCGGGGCTGACGAGTGCGATGCGGGCTTGCTGTATGAGCGCGGAGGCTTGGGCGCGGGTCTTGGACCACGCAGTGACTTGCATACGCTGATTGAGCGTTTCCGGGGGGCTACCGGATAGGTCGGTAAAATCTTGACCGCCGACTGCTTGATACGTGATCCAGGGCGGTGCTGTTTTGGCGGGTGCAACGTCAGGGAAAACTGAGCCTGATGCAAGCCCTTTGAGAGCCGCATATGCGATAGCCTCAGCCGTCATCGGCCATGTGTCGCATTGAACTCCGCTTTGATGTGTAGTGGCTCATTCACCCTGAAAGCTAAATCCAGCGATACAAGCGACTGGGGGAGGTTTAGTGCCAAGCGCACATATTCCAAGAGTTCCGCACCTGTGCCGGAATGGGGTAGCGGTGGGTCGAGGTATTCGCTTCTGTGTTTATCCATCGTTGGCGTTTTCCGTACAGGCTAGGTCCGTGAATTCACGTGAGGACACGTTAGGCAGGACTGATGAGATATTGAAAATGACACCCTGGGAAAGTGCGCGGTCGGCACTGGTAATGTCTGTGCGGTAGCGAATTCGGATACTTGCCGATCCGGTATCTACCTTTGTCCCGCCCGTAATTTTTTCCTTGCCCGACAGTTGCAGGACGGCTCCCCACACGGAGGCGAACTCAGTCCATACGTCCGTTGGCTGGCCGAGGTCGTCTTTGCCGGATGACTTGCGTTGTAGGGAGATTTTTCTATTGAGGGGGCCGGCACGGAGCCCGCCTGTGCGGCGAGGTACGCCTTGCCTCATGCAAGAGCCGGGTCACGGTCACGCATTAGGATCGATTGCACTGCGGGACCGATTGGGTCTGTGTCGCCTTCACGATCCTCGTAGAGCGAAGCCAGGACGAGCAGGGCGGCGTGGCGGATGTTTGCTGGTACGGTTGACGCCGTATATGCGGCAGCGGCTGGTGTTTTTAGATAGCCCACAATAATTGTGCTCGCCGCCGTAATCATGTCGGCTAGCTCTGCGTCTGAATCCGTATCGACTATGCGAAGTTGGGCCTTGGCCTGGACCAACGTAACTAGGTCATTCATTCCCGTTGTCTACTCCCTCGGCTTGTGTTGGTGAATCGGCAGAGCCGCTACTGTCCTCGTTGCTTTCTTGTGCATCTTCTTGCTCAGGTGGTGCCGTTGAGCTAGGGGCGGGCTGGGTGTCGCGGCGGGAGAGCGCGGCCAGCGAGTAGTTTTGCTGTTGTAGATATGGCGTGTCGCCGCCAATGACAGGGGGAAGGCCCACGGTCGCTCTAGCTTCATTTGGCTTCATATACCCGGCACCGACTGCCTGCGCATTCGCGGCGTGGCGCGCTGACTCATCCATACGCATCAAGCCGGTCGTGTCGAACTCGAAGCCCGCACCGTCCGTAATGTCGAAGCTGTCATCTAGTAGTAGCTCGATATTCTCAAGATATGCCTGTAGACAGTCCGAGTAATACATAGCCTCATAAATAGCGGAATTGGCGGCTGTGCGAGCGCCGGTATCGAGTCCGATCTTATGGCCGGGCACATGAAAGCAGCGCGCTACATCCTCAGCGGTCCACTTCAATTGTTCGATAGTCTGAGCGTCCGCGCCGGTCATGGTCATGTGCGTAAGCGTGAGGCCATCGCCGCCTACCATGACTTTGCCGACGCCTGCCCCGGTGTAGCCACTCTCCGTTTGCGCCTTGAGGCGGGCGGCGGTTTCATTTGAGATTGCCGCAGGGGCGGACATGAATACGGACGGGCGGGCAGCGTTTGAAAAGAAAGCCGCGCTATTGGTAGCGATACTGTTTCCGAGTGTGGCCGCAGCGGCGCACGCTGCAATTGGCGTCATGCCGACCAGCGGATGCCAGGAGGTAATGCCCCGATCATGGATGATGTCTCGCGCCGGAACTACAATCGTTTCCATCGGCGTGACTTGGAGCGGCGACATCGTGATTTGATAGAAAATTGAACTATCCGGCGCGACGAGCGGGACCACGTGCTTAGGATTGAGGATGTCCATCGACACGATGCTACCAAGACTATTTCGACCGAGTAGGACGTAAGTATTGCCATAGGACAATTTGCTACCGACCCACGCCTTAATAAATTGTGCGCGGGTCTGGTAATGGTTCGGCTTGCGCAGAACGTTGGTATATCGGGGAGCGCTAGACTCTTGCCACACGCCATCCGTGAGTTTCACGTATTTAATGCGGAGCTTTGACACGTCGGATGAGATCAGGTCAACGCAAGAGAAAACGGCGGAGCTTGCAAGCATCCCGTCACGTGTGGCGAGCGATTGGTTTTTCTGCCATGCACCGGTAAACGGTTCCTTGATGAAGCCGCTAGCGCCCGGTGCCCCGATGGCGGATGCACCTACTGACGCTGCGGGACGCTTCCAGGGCTTGAATGCCTTACTAACGTCCCAGCCTAGAAACTTCACTCACTCTCTCCAGTTTCAGCTTTGGCGCGTCCCAGTTTTTTTACTTCCTTCGCCCAGTTCATGCTTACGAGGGCGCGGCCATATTTTTCGGACACCTCTTTGCGCTCGCCCTTTTTGATAGGCGGAAATAACTGGATATCCCGCAGGGCTTCTACAGTGATTCGTTTATTCAATAAACCCTCCGGGGTATACAGTTGATGGAAAGCCCCGCTTGCGCGGGGCGTAATGCTTAAGCTGCCGAGTATGCGGAGCCGGTGATAACACCCGCACACAGACCCGGACGGCGTGCCTGCCAGTTGATAAACTGACCGATACGCACAGCGACCATGTTGTTTTGGAACATGGATACCGGAACTACTGGGACAGTGGCAGCACCAGCGACGGCACCAGCAGGGTTCGTGTCCATAATGATCGATGCCTCAGTCGAGATATCGATCTGCGGGCCAGCGTCCTCCGACAGGTAAATTTCATCGGGGATAATCATTACGATGGCATCACCTGCAACGACGTTCGACGTGAGAACCGGGAAGTTCTCTAAGATGCCGCCGGTCATGCTCATATCCGGGAAGAACTTGTTACCCAGAGCATTACGAATCGAGCCGATGGCGAGCGCACGCGCCGGAGACATGAGAAGCTTGGCTTGCGTCATATCAATATTCGCGGCGATGAACGGAGCCACCAGCGTTTGGATATCGAGAATCAGCGCCTCAGCCGTGTTGCCCGAAGCCTTGACGGCGGTAACGCCATTCAGCATGCCCGCCGGCGAAACATTAGCCACGGCTGCATTGGTCGAGAGGAACGAAAGATCAAGACCCTTGGCCGTAGCTTTGAGTAAGTCCGCCTGCACTAAGGCCTCCGCCGCCGGATTCGAAAAACGAATCAGCTCATCCGACATAACGCTAAGGGCATAGACCTTGGCCCACGTCAGAAACACTTTATCGAAGCCAGCAGAGGTAACCGGGGTTGGTTGCGATTCACCTACCCAGCCAGAAGCCGTACCGGAGTTCTGCATGGAGACGCGGACGTTAAACGGGATCTTGCGAAGATTCAGGCGACCCAGAATCGTTTGCGGGTACAGTAGTTCGATAAAGTCGCCTGCGTACTGTTCGGGATAGATCAGGTTACCGGCCCACTGTGCTACTTGCGTAGAGCCTGCGGACACCGCAGCCTTGATGATGCCATTTACAACCGCGTCATCCTTGTAATGCACCTCAGCAAGCTCGCGGGCAAGGGGTAGATTACCTTTAGCCTTGCCTAAGATCATCGCTGTTCGTGTGAATGCGGAACCTTTCGGCGCATTCGATTCAACGGTGATAGTTTGCGTAGGCGTCTTGGTGACGGCGACCGCTTGAGCTGCAATCGACTTCTCGACTGTTTGAAGGCGGCTCAGCTCTTTTGCACCGGCATCCAATTCCTCGCCAAAGGTGTTGAACTGCTTTACCTCATCTTCCGTCAATGCCCGATCTTCCGCGACAGACTTTGATACGAGTTCATTCCGCGACAATTCTGATTGCGACAGTTGAGCTTGAAGTTGTTTGATTTTTTCTGAAATAAACATATAGGAATCCTTATTGATAACGGCGAAAAGAAAGGTCAATAGCGACCGTGCGCGGAGTTTTTGATGTGGGGATAACGGCTTCCGGCTGTGCGGTTTCCGTTGTATTGCCTAGGGTTTCGCCGTCGGGCGTGGCTGATGCAGTATCGGGAGCATGTAGGCTCTTAAAGGCCGTAATCATTGCTTCCGGGTTGCAGGGGATCGCGGTGAGGGACAGTTCATGCACCTCAGCTTTTTCGAAGTGCGTACCACCGTCCGCTTTGTGGTTGTATTCCTTCGGCAGAAAGCCGATAGAGACGCCCTTAATAAGACGGGTTTTGACGCTATGCCAAGCCTCGTCCGTTCGATCTTTTACGATTCCTGGTTCGTCAATCTTGGTAATCTTGGCCTTGAAGGGAAGCCCCCTTGGGGTCGGTTTGCCAAATTGAACGGTGCCTACTGGCTGATCGTGCTTGTGATGGATGAGTAGTGGAGTCTCTGCCTGGAATGACAGCCCCAGCGGGTTAATCGTGTCCTTGACCTTATCCGGTGTTGGCGTAGAGGCGATACCTTCGAATTCGCGTGCATCGTCATTAACGGACTTAATGAGAATCGCGGAAAATAGTTTGTTGTCTATCTGGGCCTCACATGACGAAGAATTGAAATTGCGATTCGGGTTCCAAATCACCTGCTGCTAATACCGTCGCGCCGTATGCCATTGCCAATGCAACTAGACCGTCGATGCGGCCTGTCGCTTTGGACTTGTCTAGTTTTCGATTGCCGGAAGGGTCTTTGTTGATGATTGCGTTAGCTGCGCACATGGTCAGGACGGGGTTTGCGCCATGGGCAAGGCGGGCGTTGATAAGCTCGACTTCAAGCGCGTCAAGCGCAGGGCTGAAATCCTTGAAGCCCTGGCCGTGAGGTACAAGGGGGAGGTCCACGCCGAGATCCGCGAACTCTTTCTTGAGGAGATCAATACGCCAGCGGTCGTATGCGATGGAATGCAGATTCAACCCCGCGCAGATGTCGGCTATGTCACGGGCGACATATTCGTAATCGACAGAGCGTCCCGGCGTCGTGCGCAAATACCCTTGATCTGCCCACAGGTCATAGGGTGAGCGGTCTTTTTTGGCCCGATCCCGTATCCCTTCCTCGGGTGTCCAGAAATAGGCATGCGCTTGCCAGATACCCGAGACGCGCCCAATGAGCACCAGGGCGGTAAGGTCAGTGCGGGCTGATAAGTCCAGGCCACCGAATACCTGGGTGCGGTTATCGAACTCAACCGGGAGGGCATCGCAGGATTTCCACACGTCGCGACTGATAAACGGTGAAACCGTAGAGACGCGCTGATTCAGGATCAGATTGCGGAACGTGTTTTCGCTGGAGGGCATCCGCACGGCTGCGCGTGCCTGTTTTTCTACGTCCGCTTCGGAGCGGAATATGCCCATTGCCGGATTGGCTGCGCGCCAGCCGTTGATGTCCATTAGCTCGGCGTCTTTGTCGGCTGCGTAGAGGTGAACAACCGTATGCGGGTCGTCGCTGGTTAGCGCGTCGTCGATCCAGATCGATAGCAGGTCAGCGTCAGAGGCTGCTTGCGTGCTAACCACGATAATCAAGGGGTTGTCGTGCGCGCCTTGAGCCGTTGTGATTGCGTCAATAAAATCGCTCTGCGGCCCGCGTATCTGCCCGGCCTCGTCAATGATCGCCAGTATTGGAGATAAGCCGTGTGTGGTCTTGGCCTCGGCGGACAATGCCTTGTATTCGACATTCATCGGCAGGCCGTACAATCGTTTGCCGGACGGGACGATGCGCACTATCGAAGATAAGAAGGGCGACATGGCGACCATCTTCGATGCCAGCGAATGGATAATCGCGGCTTGTTCACGGGACATAGCCCCAGACACGATCTGACTGTTTAATTTCGCTTCCGGGCCGACCAAGTGGGCCAGGAGTAGGGCGGCAATGACGGCGCTCTTGCCGTTCTTCCGTGCGATGCTTAGATACCCATTCTTCGTGCCGTGCGGGTTGTCGTACACATCGAGAATGAATTTGCGCTGAAACTCTTCAAACTTTAGGGGTAAGCCGACAAGGGCACCCTCAGGCACCTTGCAATACTTCTCACAAAACGCTATTACCTTCTCGCCCCTCGTTAGAGGCTTACGTGTCAATGCACTGCACTCTGACGGGGCACTAGATCATCATCGGATTCCACGCCACGGGCCGCATCCTGGGTTGCCAGTTTCTTACTGGCGTCCTGTGATCTTCCTACGGTAGCCGCAGCGTGTACGTGCAACTTAGCGGACAAGGCCATAGATCGAACGCTAAGGGTGTTGAGTAGCGCGTGCTTAGGATTAACTACCTGAGTGCCCTTGGCGTTAGTGATAATGTCCTGTTCGTCCTCCATTTCGGTTTGGATGCGGTCGATATCTGCTTGGCAGTGGGCTAGGTTAGCTGCATGAGCCAAGTCAATCGCTGTCCACGTATCAGCAGCACGGGCTAATACGATGTTGTTCCAGAAAGGGATATCGACATCTCTAAGCCGGATATGTGCCGGGGGCTTAATCGGACCGATGGCAGCATGTTTAGCAGCGGCGACGGCAGCGGTAACACTGTCGCTTCGTGTTTTAGCCAT